AGCAAAAGAACCATGACGGCGGGCCAGAACCAGAAAGGTCGGCCAAGGCGCACATACAGGTTTTCGAGTAAGTAAGGGGACATGTTCACTCCTGTGTGTTTCATCACATCCAACACGCCAGGGCACCGCCCCTAGACCCGCCTTTGCTTCCTGTCAGCTTCGGCCACGTATCGCTTGGCCTTGGTCGTCTTGCATTGAACTTGTGATGAACTGAATTAAACCATAGTTCATGATCAAAGTCAACCATAGTTAAGACGAAGGCGAAAAAAAACCCGCTTGTTAGCGGGCTGCTGTTTTTCCTGGATCAGCGAGAGTCAGGAAATTCTGATGCACTCCTTTGAGATGGCGGCGGCTTCAGCTTATCGCACATGGCTGTTCGCAGTGAGTTGTAAGTGGCCACGGCACCTTGTGCCTTTTCGGCCGCGCGCTCCAGGCATCGCTCATATTTGCTTTGGCTTGGTGCGTCTGCATCCGGAAGGATCAAAGCCAGCACTACGCCAAGGACAGCCAATGCGCCAATCCCAATCAATAGGCGTTTGATGCCGGTTCCAAGTAGTTGAATCTTGTTATCCACGCTTACGGTACTTTCTGTGCTCCACCATTGTGCCAACAATGTGGATGGGAGTCGCATCCGATCGCATTGTTGGGTAATCGTCATTGAGTGGCACCAGCTCAAATATCAGGTTGCCGCTGGCGTCCATGCTGCGCGGCCGGTACTTTTTAAACATCGCTTCTTCGTCGCCGTTTTTGGCTACGACAAAATCACCCGGCTGAGGGGTGATGTCCGGGTCAATGATTACGCGGTCACCTGGTTTGAACTCGGGGAGCATCGAGTCCCCTTTGATTTCAAGCGCAAAAGCCCCTTCGGATAGGTCCAAGTCAGTCACCAGCCAGTCGTGTGCATCGTTCGGCTGGAATGCGTCTACTGCGCCCGTCCAGTGCCCAGCCGAAACATAGCTGAGTAAGGGGATCTGCTTAGTACCGATTTTGGCGGTGGAAACGTTGCTTTTGTCCAGGACAAACTGACCCGTTTCACCCGTGGCCAGCCACTCGGCTGACACACCCAGCAGGTTGGCGGCCTTTTGGTTGTTGGCGGCCGTGAATGCCTTGGTCTTTCCGTCCACGGCCTTCTTTGCTGCCTGGTAGGAAATCCCAAGGGCGTCAGCAAGCATCTGGGTGGTGTACCCAGACTGCCGCAAAGCCAGTTTTAAACGTTCGCTGTAATCAACCATGGTTGCAATCGTATACCCTATTATTTGAACGATGGTTGCTTTTTTGCATGAACTATGGTTTAATTGTTGGATGAGCAACATAACCAAGACCGACGCCATAGCCATGCTGGGCGGCTCCACCAAGAGCGCTGCACAGGCAATTGGCTGCACCGTGCAGGCCGTCCACAAGTGGCCTGATGTTCTTTCAGCACGCATCGCAGACCGAGTAATCGCTGCACAGACGAGGCTTCAAAGGCCACGCAAGCGCAAGGCGCAAACAGAAAGCGCCTGAGCGGTGAATTACTACCCGTTTCACATTGGCGACTACCTCAGTGCCACCAGGCACTTGAGCTGGGAGGAAGACGCTGCCTATCGGCGGTTGTTGGACACCTACTACACGAACGAAAAGCCGCTGCCCAGCGAGCTGCGTGCTGTGTGCCGCCTGGTGCTGGCCACCACGGACAGCCAACGTGAAGCGGTCGAAACCGTGCTGGGCGAGTTCTTTGAGTTGACGGCCGACGGCTGGATCAATAGCCGCGCCGATGCCGAAATCATCGCCATGCGCGAGAAGCAACAGAAGCAGCGCGAGAAGGCAAACAAGCGCTGGCACAAGCCGCAACAAGAACCCGGCAATGCACCGGCAATGCCACGGCATAACAAAGACGATGCCACGGCATCAAAAGGCGATGCCGATGCAATGCCACCAACACCAACACCAACACCAACACCAACACCAGTAAATACAAATACAGGCGCAAGCGCCAAGCGGGGCAAGCCCGCTGTGGTGAAGCCTGAAGGTGTGAGTGATTCGGTGTGGTCCGACTTCCTGACTGTTCGCAAGGCCAAGCGCGCACCCCTCACGCAAACCGCCCTGGATGGCATCGAGCGCGAAGCCGCAAAAGCTGGTCTGGACCTGGCCGCTGCGCTGGCCATGTGCTGCGCTCGTGGATGGCAAGGCTTCAAGGCCGACTGGGTGGCCAACACCAAGCCCACGGTGACCATGCCGCAGTCCACTGGCGAGACCGCCTACCAACGCAGCATGCGCGAGCGCATGAACGAGTGGGCCCCATCCGTCGCGCGTCAATCGCCAACGGACTTGCAGCACGGCGACTTCATCGACGCCGATGTGATCACCACAGAACCGAAACAACTGGGGGTCGCATGAGCCTGCCCGAATCCTGGATCGACAAGATTTTCACGAAGCTGCAACTGACCTACGGCCGCACGTTTTCATCGCAGTACGAAGGCCTGGACCCGCTGGCCGTGAAGGCCGACTGGGCACATGAGCTGTCCGGCTTCGAGAAACACCCGGAAGCCATCGCCTACGGCCTGAAGCACCTGCCGATGGACCGGCCGCCCAACGTCCTGCAGTTCCGCGCGCTGTGCCGCAAGTTGCCGCCGCCTGAGTTCAAAGCGCTGCCCGCGCCCAAGGCCGACCAGGAGAAGGTGCGCGCCATGTTGGACGGACTGCGCGAACGCATGGGCATCCCCAAGCAGAAGGTGAGGGGATGACATGCCCAGCCTGCGAATCATCGAAGCAACGGCCGCACAGTGGGGCGTATCGCATGCAGTGCCTGGAATGCTGCACGCGCCTGGTGCTGACCACACAACCCGACAAGAAGCTGGCCAGCGCGATGCTGGCAGCCATCGAACGAGTGCCAGGCAACCCTGGCCGGGCTGCCGTTTTGGAGTCCGTCCGCCAGGCATTGACGAAACGCCACTCAGTCACGCCGAAGTGATGCACGGACTGACGAGGTGCCTGCTGTGAAGTTGTACTGCGCCTTGTGCGGCCGCCCCATGGACCAGGCCGCCGTGATGATCGGCACCCATCCCGTCGGCCCGAAGTGCGCCCAGCGCGCTGGCCTGCTACCGCTGGCCCAGCGCAAGAGTGGCCTGGTGTTCCCAGCCCAGCGCCGCAAGATCGAGAAAGCACCGCAAGCCAAGACCCTGGACATGTTCGAGGCGATGGCGTGAAGGCGATGCTGATCAAGACCGACAAGGGCCTGCGCGGATCAACGCCCGCCGATCACGACGCCTGGCTGAAGTTCAAGCGCCGCCTGGACAGCATGCTGCCCGGCACCTGGCTGCGCCTGGAGTGGAAGCGCCCGCGCCACGGCAAGCACCACCGCAAGCTGTTCGCATTGCTGACGCTGGTGGCCGACAACTCAGAGACCTACGACACCACCGAGAAGGCCCTGGTGGCCGTGAAGCTGGTGACCGGGTACGCCGATCCGGTCATTGACCCGCGCACCGGGGAAATGGTCCCAGTGCCGCAGTCCATCGCCTACGACTCGATGGACCAGGACGAATTCGAGATTTTTTATCAGGCGGCCATCGACGGTGTGCTGCGCTACATCCTGACCGGGATGGACCGCGACACCGCCGACCGGCTTTTGGAACACATCATTTTGGGCTGGGGATGAACGTAATAAGCAGTTCGGCGGGCAATGACTCTGTTGCCATGATTCAGTGGGCCATCGAAAACTGTGTGCCTGATTTGCATGTGGTGTTTTCCGACACCGGATGGCTTGCGCCAGGCTGGATTCAGCGAGTTGAGCGCATCCATGCCTGGGCTGGGGCTCAAGGCGTCCAGACCCACATCATCAAAAGCATTGGCATAGCCGAGTTGGTGCGGATCAAGTCCGGGTTTCCTGGCAATGGCCAACAGTTTTGCACTGCGCACCTCAAAGGCCTGCCGTTCCTTCAATGGATCGACGAAACAGACCCTGATTGCAAGGCCGTCGTCCTGGTAGGCAAGCGTCGGGCAGAAAGCCGAGAGCGCGCCGATACGCCCGAGTTTGTCTATGGCTCCGAGTACCACGGCGGGCGGAAGCTGTGGCACCCGCTGTACCTGCACACCGATGAGCAGCGCAACGAGCTATTGCACCGGGCTGGGTTTGAGCCGCTGCCGCATCGTTCGCTGGAGTGCAACCCATGCGTGAACGCGAATCGAGCCGACTTCATGCGGTTGACGCCAGGAGAGATTGAGCGCGTCAACGATCTTGAGGTAGAAGTCAGCCAGCCCATGTTTAGAGCCAAGCGGTTCGGTGCCTTGGGTATTCATGGCGTGATTGCCTGGGCAAAAAGTGGGCGTGACCGTGGCGACATCGAATCTGAGGAATCGTATTGCGCCGGCTTGTTTGGATGTGGCTTGTAAGTAGCAGGTATGCAAAGCAAGAACAAAAAGACCCCCACCGCCAAAGAGAAACGCCACATCGAGCGCGTCAAATCGCTGCCCTGTTCTGTCTGTGACGAGCAGGGCCCCAGCGACTGCCACGAAATCAAGCAAGACCAGTGGTTCACATCCGTGGCCCTGTGCCAGTCCTGCCATACCGGTTCACTCATGGGCCTGCATGGCCAGAAGCGCGCCTGGGCCATCCGCAAGATGGACGAGCTGGACGCCTTGGCCGTGACCGTGGAAAGGCTCACGCCATGAAACGCATGCTGGACATGGACGACTTCCCCGTGGGCACCCGCGTGATGACCCCCACCGGCCGGATCGGCACGGTCATGAAGCACCGAGGGGCCGAATCGAAGCTGGATCACTTCCAGCGCCTGACCGTGCGACTGGACAACGGCAACCGCCATGACCTGGTGACGCTGCAGCCGCACCTACTTACCAAATGTCCGCCCGAGGACGAAACCAACCCAAGAATCAACGCATGACCCTGAGCTTCACCCTTCCTTATCCGCCGAGCGTGAACACCTATTGGCGTCACCCGTCACGCGGACCGCTCGCTGGCCGCCACCTGATCAGCCAGGAGGGCCGCGACTACCGGACAGCCGTGTGCGCCTACGTGGCCGAGGGCCAAACCAAACCCGTGACCGGCCCGCTGGCCGTGGACATCGAGGCATTTTTCCCGGACAAGCGCCGCCGAGACCTGGACAACATCCTAAAGAGCCTGCTGGACAGCCTGACGCATGCAGGGGTCTGGGAGGACGACAGCCAGATCACGGACCTGCGCATCCGCAAGGGGCCGCACATCGCGGGCATGGTCAAGGTCAACATCACTCAACTGGAAGCAGCATGAAAGCAGCACTCGCCGGGCAAGCCCGCAAGCCCATAGCCAAACCCATCAACACCGAGGTGATGAACGCGCCCATCTACGACGGCGCGGAAATGCGGCCGTACCAAGGCCGACCCGGTGCCACCGACGCACTGAAGCTGCCCAGCCGCCTGGGTGACCGGCTGCACTACCGGGATGGAAGGGTGACACCGGTATGAAGAAAGCCCGCAAGCCCGTGGGCATGCACCCGCTGATCAAGCAGGCCGTGCGCGCCAAGTGGAACAGCGAGGCCGTGCTGGCCCAGATTCATGCCCTGACCGGCCAGGACCGCGAGAAGTTGCTGGCCCATGGGTCTGTCCTGTTCTTTGTGGCCAGTGCCTGCGCCATGAGCATGGGATGGACGGGCGACGAGCCGGACGCGCGGATCGTGCGCGCATCGGTCAATGCCCTGGACGACTTGGCCAAGCGCCCAAGCATCACCGACATGGACCGTGGATCACTGCACGCGGGGATGCTGGCCAGCCATCGGATCATCGAAATCACTGACCCTGGCGTCGTGGTCGAGGCCGCCATCCTGTACGACCAGCACAGCCGGGAATGGGAAAGGGCGAACGCATGACAAAGCCACTTCCAGCCAAGCGCCAGCGCTTTGTCGAGGAATACCTGATCGACCTGAATGCCACTCAGGCGGCCATCCGTGCCGGGTATTCGGCCAAGACGGCGGGCTCGATTGGCGAGGAAATCCTGAAGAAACCTGAAATCCAGGAGGCGATCCAGGCGGCCATGAAAGCCCGGTCCGAGCGCACCGAAATCACCGCCGACCGCGTGCTCAAGGAGCTGGGCCGCATTGCCTTCTTCGACATCCGCAAGCTCTACAACGACGACGGCACGCTGAAGAAACCCAACGAGCTGGACGACGAGGCCGCCGCCGTGGTGTCCGGTGTGGACGTGGTGGAAATGCAGACCGGCGAGAAGGACGCGCTGCCGCTCTACACCAAGAAAGTGAAGGTCAACGACAAGATCGCCGCCCTGACCAATGCCATGAAGCACCTGGGAATGTTCGTGGAGAAGCATGAATTAACCGGCCGCGACGGCAAGGACCTGATGCCCGAAGCGCCCAAGGGCGTGCTGGTGGTGCCTGGTGTCCTGAATGAAGCCGACTGGGAAAAGATGATGGCTAAGCAAGGGGGCAAGGCTTGACGACACGCTGGGCCCCACTGCCTGGCGCGCAGTTTCAATTCCTGACGTGCCCGATCTACGAGGCACTGATGCACGGCACCCGTGGCGGTGGCAAGACCGACACGCTGCTGATGTCCTTCGCCCAGCACACGGGCAAAGGCTTTGGCCAGCACTGGCGTGGCGTGCTTTTCCGCCTGACCTACCCGCAACTGGCTGACGTGGTGGCCAAGAGCCGCCGATGGTTCACCCAGTTCTTCCCCGAAGCCAAGTTCAACAAGGCCGAGCATTACTGGGAGTGGCCGACCGGGGAAATGCTGTTCTTTCGCTACGGCGCGAGCGAGGACGACTACTGGAATTACCACGGGCATGAATACCCCTGGCTGGGCTTCGAGGAATTGACCAACTGGCGCGACTTGTCGTTCTACGAGGCCATGCACTCCACCTGCCGGTCATCTTTCCCCGGCATGCCGCGCATGGTGCGCGCCACCTGCAACCCATTCGGCAAGGGCCACGGCGCAGTGAAAGAGCGCTTCAAGCTGGGCGAGGGTGGCGTGCCATCCGGCCAGGTGATCCGCGAGGACGGCGAGAAGCCCCGCGTGGCGGTGCGCTCCAGCATCTACGAAAACAAGGTGCTGCTGGCCAATGACCCGGA